CGGCATGGCGGGACCCTTGGTGCGATCCGGTCGAGTCTTACTATCTGATCTTCTATGCTCATACTATGATCCTTTCCCTGCATGGATTTTCATTGCCGATAACAGGCTTTTAGCCATAGCCTGTATACTCATAGGCGGATTCGCCATCGTGCCTTGACCATCCAGATACACTACGCCATAGATCACTACGGCATTGCGAAAGCCTAGCTTAGTGCGTAATACCTTTTGCATAACTTGTGAATCCTCTTCACTACTTGAGTCAGAATCCTGGAGTTTGCCTAACCATTCGCCTATAGTCATGTCGTTAATCCTTATCTGTTAGATTTAGTGGTGACGTTGTCCACTTACAGGTTGATTTATTCCGGCGCCTGAGATACTCAGCCTCTGTTATGCGCTCCACATTCCAGGCGTACTGATAGTTGCGACGGTCCCAACCATCAGCATCCAGTATGACTATCCTTGGCTTTAGTGTTTGCCACTCGGAGGATGTACGCTTTGTTTTGAATATGTCCAGTCTCATTATCATGTCTCCCGCCTATCAATTTCAGCTTGAAGAACCTGAACCGCCCGATATAGGATAGATGATGGTCTTGCTCTCATCCACTCATCAAATTCTCTCTTGATATTCTGGCTAAGATTCTCGCTAACTTCCCTTTCAAATTGTTCTTGCCTATCTGCGTAGCTCACTATGCACCTTCCTTCCTAGCGTTAACTTCCTGTATCGATAGATAGAATCTGCGTGATCCCTTTGAATTTTTCTGTCTCTTGATCTGATCCGGTGTTAGGTTCTGGATTCTGCGTTGTCTTATACTCTTAGTCATGGCTGTACCTCTTTTCTATTTGATGCGTTTTGCTTTCATCGGCGTAATATCATATGTATCAACCTCCATACCACCGTTTCCCATATCTTCTGAAATCTCTATTGCTTCCGCTTTGTTGCTAGCTTCTATCCATCTGGTCAATTTAATCGTCCAAGATACTTCATATGCTTTGCTCATCTCTTTACCTCTTTCCCATGCAATCACTGCAAATAATCTCGCTGTTATCTATGTCATAGTCTAGTGTTAGCTCTCCACACTGGTCACACTCTACGCACTGGCAATCAGCACACATATAGCCGTTCACATCTACTTGTATCTCGATGTCGTTTTCACCGCTTGTAAGTACTAGCTTGGCATCTGTACCGCTAGGTATTCGATTTACGAATAGCCCATTGCCAAGGGATGTATCTCTTCCGCAATGTGTGCATAGGTCGCCGATATCTATTACTCTAGTCATCTCTTTACCTCTTTTCTATTCTGTATGCTTTACCTTTGGACCACAAAGCCGGTCTTATCTTTTCTGGCTTTGCCTTTGGCGTATAGGTGTACAACTACGCCGGCAGGGTCAAGAAATCGCAGATCGGATAGATCGCCGTCAATTACTGGTACTCTGGCGTTCTGGCCGTCGGCAATGACGGTATAGGTTTCCGGTATAGAGTCGGTCGGTTTACTGCTGAAGACTACGGCCACGCGCCTATCATTTACCAGATTATCTAGCACGTCCGATTGGTTAGACTCTGATCGTGAAAATGTTAGATCGTAATTGCTAGGTAATGATTCGGTCGGGCGCTTTGAGTATGGGTACTTGGTATAATCCATCCACTGGACGGTCGGGAATAGCTCCATGATGTTTTTGGCAATCTTTAAGCCGTCAATAACTACCGGCTGTTTTTCCCACAAAATATCTGATGTACCATTAGGCCGGACGACTGGGATGAGGTTTCTTTTGTGAGCCTTGCGTATCAAGGCCTCGATTTCCTTAACTAGCATTGTCCAATATGCGGACCGGTCGGTGTGGAATAAGACCGTGCGATTTATTCGGGCTTGTTTCACGTCGTCAAATATGCCATGTCCGGCCGTGTTTAGGCAGCTTGTAGCGCAGCCGATTGAAGCGAATGCGCACAAGTTGATTGGTTTGCCTAGTGCTGCGGATGCTAGCTTTTCCGGCGCTAGGTATTGGACGCCTGTTAGGTAACCAAACTTTACGCTCTTCGAGGTTTTCGGATCGTTTTCGACATTTAGCAGATACATAGTCACACTCCATATGCTTTGATACTTAGTATTATTGCATATGTACAGAGTAAAGTAAACTACTTTTGGTGCTATTTTCACACTATTTTTAAAGAATGGGTAAACTTAGGAAGAAATGGAAATTAGCAAGAGTGGCATAATTTGCCGGGGTAGGGCGTAGGTATCTAGGGAATAGTCGGTCTTCTGTCTACACAAACCAAAAAACTCAAGCGCAGCTAATTGGCGGAATATGTCCGGTCGAGGCTAGGGTAGCCTATGGGTACCCTGCCTTGACTGGCTGTGATTAAACCCCAAACCTACCCGACCAGAGAGAGAGACACGAACCACAGCCACACAAACACGCAACAGATGAGCGGTAGCGAAGCTGTTACACAACGCACCGAAGGTGCTGTCATTACTAACGCAACAACGAAAGAAGGACACATGGGTATGGCTTAGCACGATCGATTATAAGGGTTGGATACCCATGACAGAATTTTTCCCCTTAAAAGCCCTTTCAGGCGTGGTATAACATGGTTCATGTTGTTATATAACATGTTATGCCAGGGTAATTATTGACATATACTGGCTGTGGGTCTACCATGCCTGTGAAAAGTGATGTTATGCGTGATGTTATATTGACAAATTACTATGAATGCAAGATTTTTAGGCGTCGTATAACATGTTATGCCATGTTATATAACATGTTATATAACATAACACACAGGTCTCTATAAGACCTGTGTTATGTTATATAATATTTATAATGGTGATATAGGGAAAGATATAGGGGGGTATTGGAATGGCGGATTTTCCTGAGAAGGCTCCAAAGAACCCGGCTGATAGGCAGCCGTTATTGAGGGGTAGGACGAATGAGCAGCGCAAGGCTGATCTTATTGAGCGTAAGGCGTTATTTTTGAAGTTATATGGTGAGCTTGGGACTGTGAGGGATACAGCTAAGGCGGTTGGTGTTACGAGGGACACGTATCGTAGGTGGATGAATGATGATCCCGAGTTTATGAGGAGTGTAGATGAGGCGAAGCAGGAGCATGGGGAGTATTTGGAGGGTTTAGCGTTAGAGAGGGTGACCAATCCTGACAAGAATCGTGGTAGTGATGTATTGTTGTTGGCTTTATTGAATGCTAATTTGCCGCAGAAGTTCAGGCCGCAGGTAGCGATTAGTGAGGACAGTGCTAAGGATTTGATATTGGAGTGGCGTAAGGCGGCTAAGGATGTGAAGGCAGAGGTTGTGAGTGAGCCGTTGCCTACGAGGGTTGAGCAGACACTTACGGAGTTATTGGAGAAGCGGAGGGATGCGCCTGTGAAGGATGTGGAAGATGACGACAGCCACACGTAATCTGCTTTTGAAGGAGTATCTGTTTGGTAAGGTAGGGTTCTCCCCTACTCCGGAGCAGAGTGTGATACTGGATTCGGCGTACAGGTTTAACCTGGTGGCTGGTGGTGAGCAGGCGGGTAAGAGTCTTGTGGCGTCGAAGTATTTGCTTTCCAGGTTTGCAGAGACAGAGGAGCGAGGGCTGTACTGGCTGGTAGCTGCGGACTATGAGAGGACGAGGGCGGAGTTTGAGTATTTGTTACAGGATTTCAGTATGCTTGGGATTTTGAAGGAAGCGTCGAAGAGGGTAGATCCCGGTCATTTGACTCTTGCGGATGGTACGAGGATAGAGACTAAGAGTGCTAAGGACCCGAGGACACTTGCGATGAGAGCGCCTAACGGGATACTGGGGTGTGAGGCAAGTCAGCTTGATATGGAGACTTTCTTCAGACTACGGGGCAGGTGTGCGCCTAGGCGGGGGTGGATGTTCCTTGCAGGGACGTTTGAGGGGAGTTTAGGGTGGTATCCGCAGATGTTCACGGCATGGGCATCCGGTGCGGAGACTGATGCGAGGGCTTTCTCGCTTCCTAGCTGGACTAACACGCATTTATATCCCGGGGGTTCTACTGATCCTGAGATAGTGAGACTGAAGGAGGCATCCAGTGATGACTTCTTTATGGAGAGGATTGAGGGGAAGCCTAGTCCGCCTCGTGGACTGGTATTCTCGGAGTTTCGACCCGATATGCACATCAACGAAGTGGAGTATGACCCCGGAACACCGGTGCATCTGTGGATGGACCCCGGATATGCGGGAGCATACGCCGTTGAGGTCGTGCAGGTTAAAGGCGAACAGATATGTGTTATCGATGAGATATATGAACAGGGACTTGTGACTGACGAGATCATAGATATCGCCCAGTCACGTCCGTGGTGGAAGGATGTCCACTTTGGGGTGATTGATATAGCGGGTACACAGCACCAGGCTATGGCAGCACCCACGGAAGTGTGGCTGAACCAGACAGGACTGTACCTGTCTTCCCAGAAGATAAAGATTAACGAGGGCACGGAGAGATTGAAGGGATGGCTCAAGATAGATGCGAAGACCCACGCACCAAGAATAGTCTTCTCGCCTAAGTGTAAGGGTGTATTATCTGAATTCGGGGCTGTAGCCAGTCCACTGGACGGCCAGACACGGGCCTATAGGTGGAAACTTGACCGAGATGGTAATATAGTGGGTGATACCCCCGAGGATAAGAACAACCACGGAGTAAAGGCGTTGATCTACGGGCTGATAGACAGGTTCGGATATGGGTATATAGAGCATCGGAACAAAATCTCCGTGAAACGGTGGGTGTAAATGGTACGCAGAAAGCCGGAAGATATCATAGCGCTGGTGGATGGACATTATGATGCCACCGAACCCCTCCGTGACCGCATGGAGGATGACCATTCCCTGTATAGATTAGATCCCTACGATGCAGGGGAGGGATATCAGAGCTACACGTCGAATGAACCACAGACCTTTGCGGATAAGGTGATCGGATGGATCACCAGCGCAGAGATGACCGTGCGTGTACCCCACGACGGTGCAGACCAGGAACTGAGAACCAAGAACGACGAGAAGGAACGGTTCCTTATAGGCATACTCAAGGCAGCCGATGAGCGCCTGTGTTCCCTGATGATGCCCCAGCTAAGGGATCAGCTTGCATGGTATTCCACAATCCGTGGCTGGTATGCAGGCAGGGCACTACTCGCCAAGCGTGAAGACGGTTCTACTTATGTGGATATCACACCG